GGTTATACTGGTTCTCTAGGTTTCACTGGTTCAAACGGATTTACTGGCTCCGGCGGAACTGGATTCACTGGATCAGAAGGTGGTATTGGTTATACTGGTTCTCTAGGTTTCACTGGATCAGAAGGTGGAACTGGATTTACTGGTTCTCTAGGTTTTACTGGTTCAAACGGATTTACTGGTTCTCAAGGTGCTGGATTTACTGGTTCTCAAGGTGTAACTGGTTTCACCGGTTCTGCAGGATCTGGTGGCGGCGGTGGGCTTACATGGATACGAAAAACTGCTAATTACACGGCGGCAACAAATGAAGCCATTATAGCAGATTCTTCTGGTGGATCTTTTACTATAACACTTCCGGCTACACCGGCATCTGGAGATAATATAGTAATAGCTGATGGCGCCGATTGGTCTGTAAATACATTAACAGTAGATAGAAATGGATCCACAATCGAAGGATTAACTTCAGATTTAATTCTAGATGTTACGGATGTTAAAGTAGATTTAGTTTATGATGGATTTACCTGGCAAGTATATTCAAGTGTAGGTAAAAAAGGTGAAACTGGTAACGGCCTTACATGGATTAAAGTAACAAGTACATATACTGCTGTATCATTTGATGCTATTATAGCTGATACTAGTGGTGGTTCATTCACAATTGATCTTCCAATTACACCATCAATTGGTAATTTTATTACTATAGCAGACGGAGCCGATTGGTCCGCAAATAATTTGACTGTGGGAAGAAATGGTTCGACAATTGAAGGTTTATCTACAGATTTTATTTTAGATATAAATGATGTTCGTGTGGAATTTGTCTATGATGGGTCTACATGGCAGGTCTTTACTAATATAGGTAGAACAGGTGATACTGGATTTACTGGTTCGATTGGATTTACTGGTTCTATAGGTTCTACCGGATTTACTGGATCTATAGGTTCTACCGGATTTACTGGATCTATAGGTTCTACCGGATTTACTGGATCTACTGGATTTACTGGTTCACGAGGTGATACTGGATTTACTGGATCTTTAGGTTTTACTGGTTCGGGCGGAACTGGTTTCACCGGTTCGATTGGTTTTACTGGTTCACGAGGTGATACTGGATTTACTGGTTCGGGCGGAACTGGTTTCACCGGTTCGATTGGTTTTACTGGTTCTATTGGATTTACTGGTTCAGGTGGAACTGGTTTCACTGGATCTATAGGTTCTACCGGATTTACTGGTTCTACTGGATTTACTGGTTCACGGGGTGATACTGGATTTACTGGTTCACGAGGTGATACTGGATTTACTGGATCTTTAGGATTTACTGGATCTTTAGGTTTTACTGGATCTCAGGGTTCTGGTTTCACTGGATCTCTCGGATTTACGGGAAGTGTAGGTAGTAACTCTATTACTATAACAGATGATACAGCAACAAATGCAACAAGATATCCAATATTTACAGATGCTACTTCTGGAAGCGCATCAGGTGCTAATGTATCTTCTACTAAACTATATTATAACCCATCAACTGGAACTTTAAATGCTACTGAATTTAACTCTCTATCAGATATGGCATATAAAGATATAGTATCACAAATAAAAAATCCAATAGATACTTTAAATAAAATTTACGGATATGAATTTATTTGGAAAGAAACACAAAAAACTTCATATGGTGTAATAGCGCAAGAGATAGAAAAAGTACTTCCAAGTATTGTAAATGATGGCGAATATAAAACGGTAAACTATAATGCTATTATTCCTTTCCTAATTGAGGCAATTAAAGAATTAAATAGAAAGTTAAATGAAAAATGACAACGGTTAATTTAAGTGCGCTTTTAGATGGGAATTATCTAGGATTTACTGGTTCCATAGGCTTTACTGGGTCAGTCGGGTTTACTGGATCTATAGGTCCTACTAATATTCCAGTAAATTCGCAAGCAGCTGGATATACACTCCAAGCTTCAGATGTGGGTAAATACATTAATATAACAAGTGGAAATGTTACAGTTCCGTCTGGAATATTTTCAAACGGTGATGTTGTAACTGTATTTAATAATAAAGGTAGTACAATGTCCATTTTGGCAAGCGGTGTCACCCAATACTTTGCAGGAACAAACATTACAGGAACTTTAACATTGTCTCAAAGAGGTCTTGCAACTATTTTATGTGTAGGAACTAATATATTTGTAATATCCGGTGCAGGATTGTTTTGATATGGTATCAGTAGTTTCACAAGCCATAAGTATGAATAGAGTACCTGAAATTTCTGCAGTTGGTTATGATGCAGCATTTAGTTATTCTGCTGCAAGCTTTTCATTTACAGCCGGTGCAGCTGGTTCGTTCACATTAACACAAGCATCGGAACCATATCAAAAATTTATAGTTTTAACAAGAATTGTAAAGGCATCTGGTCTAACTATAAGTAATTTAGCATTATCAGTGCAAGGTTCTGCTGGATTGAATATAGCAACAATTTCAAATAGTACTAATACTCTCTATATGCACTATATAAATCACCCAAGAACTAATGGTGCATTTTCCTCATATAGTATGTCTTTAACGGGACTCTCAGGACAAACACCTGGATCTATAAGTTTAGTAAGTAGAGTGTATATTTTAGATGGAGGGTCTGGTCCACAAGATGTGCAAACTAATACAGATAGTGCCTCACATGTTTTAGGTGCAGGAGATTTTATAAACAGCAAAGCTGCTATTTTTGCAATTACATCTGGTACATCAATCACTGGTATTACAACACAGGCATCTAATCCGACCACAGGTGCTGAAGTATTTACATCTGGCTCTACAGTTAATTTATCTACAACCGGCATAATGATATCCGGAGTTTTTAAATAAATAATCATATACATGGAGATATGAATGACTACTAATTTATCAGATTTTTTAAGTAGTGGGTATGCAGGTTTTACTGGGTCAATTGGTTTAATTGGTGTTAGTGGTTCTTACGCAGCAGTGGGGTTTACGGGATCGGCAGGTTTCTTGGCAGATACATCAAACACCGCACCTTTTACTACTACAGATGGTCATATGTGGTTTGATACCACCGATCTTTCTCTTTCAGTACTATACAACGATGGTGATAGTCTGCAATGGATTACTGTTACTGGCGCAAGAGGATTGACTGGGTATACTGGATCACTTGGTTTTACTGGAAGTAAGGGTGACATAGGATTTGTAGGTAGCCAAGGGCCAGCTGGTGGTTTTACAGGTAGCCAAGGATTTACTGGCAGTGCAGCACCAACAGGCATACCACAAAGCAACAACGTCGTTGTACTATCTTCTGATGCCGGAAAACACGTAAACACTACTGCAAATGTAACAATAAACACGTCAACATCGTTTTCAATCGGGGATATGGTTTCTTTTTATAACTCGTCTAATACTGCTATAACTATTGTCTCTACTGGAGTTACTCTACGTCTAGCAGGAACTTCAACTACTGGAAATAGAACATTATCTAAATTTGGGTTGGCTACTGCTTTATGTGTTAATGCCAATGACTACGCAATTTCTGGTGCCGGTATATCATGACAATACAACAAATGCTCCTATGCATAGGTAGCCTAGTAACTGATGGTTTGCTAGTTTATTTAGACGGTAGTACTAGTAGTTATCCTGGGAGTGGTACTGTTTGGAATGATATTTCAGGTAATGGAAGAAATTTTAATCTGTTAAATGCTCCTACATTTACAAGTGACTATTTTACAATGAATGGAACTACTCAAGGTTTTGATATTGGTTCTGCAATTACTACAGTAACAGATTCTTTTACTTATTCTATGATAGCAATGCCAACAGCAACTCATGGCATAGACGCAGAAAGCACCAGCGGTGTTACTGGAACCTCAGGTCAAAGATATTTAGTAGGTGCTAATCAAGGTGGCGCCAGTGCAGCAGGTGCTGGTATATCTTGTGGAACAAACGGTGTGTCTGTTTATGAGCATGCTGATGGTTATATGCCGCCTTTGCTTGTACACAGCGCCACAATATCTAGCACAACACCTACTCTTATAACTGTTGTTTATTTAAATAAGAGACCTTATTTGTATTTAAACGATGTATTTGCTAGACAAGGGCTAACTAGTCCTAGGACAGCAGTAAACATGAGAGGAGATACTCTTGGATACGGGCCTTATGGATACTTTCAAGGTAGAATTTATACCTGTCAAATGTATAGTAAAGCACTTTCTATTTCTGAAATTTCACAAAACTATGAGTTTTTTAAAACAAGGTATGCGATATAATGGGCATTTGGAGTTTACAGGCACAATATCTTTATAAAGTACCAACAACCGTTTTTTCTGATAAGAATCTACATCAATACAGGTTATATAGAAGTTTCTGAAAAGCCACCAATTACGAATAATCAAATTCTATATAGGAACCCAAACAGATCCGTATAACGCAATTTGACCATAATAAAAGGATAAATGATGTCAATAAACTTTCCCAACAGCCCCAGTGTAAACGACACATATCAGTTTAATAATCTAGTTTTTGTCTTTGACGGAACTAAATGGAAAGTTGATGGGCAACTATCGTATATACAAGATGCAATACAATATATTCGTTCTGGAACACAAGCAGAGCGACCTACCGTGTCTGCAGCTACAATTTACTATAACACTGATCTTGAAGGGTTAGAATTTTATTATCCTGATATTGATACATGGGAAGTAGTTTCTACATTTGCAAAACAAGTTGATCTAACTGCTGACAGCGGTCAGCTTGCTTATACCAGCCCAGGTACATATTCTTTTGTGTGTCCCGCAAACGTATACCAAGTTTACGTTGTTTGTGTTGGCGGCGGGGGTGGCGGATATCTTTCTGCTTCTGGAGGTTCCGGCGGTGGCGGCGGCGGTTTGGCCTGGTTAAATAATATACCAGTAACACCTGGGAGTAGTTACACTGTTGTTGTAGGTTTGGCGGGGCAATCGGGCGGAACACCCCAAGCGGGCGGAACCAGCTATTTTATTTCAGCATTAACTGTAGCAGGTGGCGGCGGCGCAGTCGCCGCCGTTGGCTTTTCCGGCGCGAGCGGATCAGGTGGCAGCTTTACTACTACTATTGGCCCCGGCGGCGGTGGGTTTGGCGGTATCGGAGGACAAAATACAATCGGCAACTACTGCGGCGGCGGCGGGGGTGCAGGCGGCTATACTAGCAATGGAGGCGCAGGAAGCGGCTATAACACTGCAGGATTAAATGGAAATGGCGGTGGTGGTGGCGGCGGTGGGGGAACCAGCGCCATCTCCGGCCTTGGTGGTTCGGGCGGTGGCGTTGGAATTTTAGGTGCTGGAATTAGTGGCACCGGCGGCATGGCCGGCAACAACGGGTCGCGCGGTGGCGGCGGGTCTGGAGGGGTTGGTGGCGGTACACTCAACACGGGCGGTGCATATGGCGGCGGCGGCCCCGGTTCAGACGGCACAGCTTCCGGCGGGGGCACCGGCGCCGTTCGTATCATATGGGGTCCAGGTCGCTCGTTTCCCTCTACTAGTACAGGAGATGTATAATAATGCTAGTTTCATATAAAACTGCACAACCACAAAAATTACCTATTGAGCATGTCGGAAAAAGTGAGCAAGAACTGAATGTTCTTGGATTTGTCATTTGTACTGTAAAACCATCATACATTCCAGGACAAAAATTGTGGTGGGAAAATAATCAATGGACTATACAAGATCCAAATGAATCTGAACTTGCGATTCAATGGCAAAAAATAAAAACTGAATCTGAAAAACACTTGGCTGAAACTGATTATAAGGTGATCAAAGCATACGAGTTACAAGTACCAGTTAGCCCTGAATGGGTCGAGTATAGACAAGCTCTTCGCGACATTTACAATAACGTGGCGGGCCTGAACCCGTTTGCGGTCGATTGGCCACAAAAACCATGAGCTCTTATAGATAAATATAAATACCATTGATTAACTTTTACGTGATGAGGATATATTATGAAACTTGCAATAATAGACAAAATAGGTTTATGCTATGATGGAGATACTCTTTCTAAACAAGGACTCGGAGGCTCTGAATCCGCAGTCATCCTTATTTCAAAAGAACTTTCAAAAATCGGATTTGAGGTCACCGTATATAATAACTGCAAGGACGGCTCGAACTCAAAACCAGGACTTTATGATGGAGTCCGATATGTCGATAACTCCGATGCTAAATTTGATGAAACAGACTACGAAGCCGTAATTGTTTCTAGAACTGTAGTACCATTTATTTCTAATGATTGGCCGTTTATACACAAAGCAAAGAAACGTATTCTTTGGTTACATGATACATTTATAGAAGGTGATAATCTATTAGAAGATCTTGTTGTCTCTGGAAAAATAGATCACGTATTCACACTTTCTGACTGGCACACGTCATATATACTTACCTGTCAACACGGCAAGAAACGAAACCACGAAGTACTTAAGAAATCAATATTTCAAACTCGTAATGGCGCCGTTTGCCATATTCCAGAAGTAGATCTATCAAAGAAAGATCCAAATCAATTTGTCTATAATGCATCGGCAACAAAAGGTATGTTGCCTCTAGTAGAACATATTTGGCCAGAGATAAAGAAAAGAATCCCAGAAGCAAAACTTTCTATTATTGGTGGTTACTATCGGTTTCGTGATGGAGCTGAACCTGATGCTCAAGAAAATACAGTTTCACAACTTGCCGCAAGAGAAGACTTAAAAAACCTCGGAATTACATTTACTGGAGTAATTCCACAGCATGAAATAGCAGAGATACTTGCAAAATCTTGGATGATGCTTTATCCAGGTGCATTTCCAGAAACATTCGGAATTTCATCCCTTGAATCACTTCTATACAAGACACCTCTTGTCACCACAAGATTTGGTGCACTCGAAGAAACAGCAATAGATCTTGCCTGTTATCATATTGACTATGCAATTGAACCGAATGTTTTATTTCCACATATTGATAAAAAAATTCAGGTGCAAAAGTTCTTAGAAACTTTCTTTGCTGCATATAATAACCCATATCTACACCAACAAAAACAAAATTACTGCGATATTGTCAAAGATGTTACAGGCTGGAATACAGTTGCACTACAATGGAAACAGTTTCTTTATTCGATACTTGGGAATTTTCTTTCAGTAGATGATTATAGAAAAGTCACTCGAATCAACCAAAAAGTAGCTCGTGTCTTTGGAAGAACAGGAAATATGCCTGCTAATAAACAGTATAGTTCATCTGAAGATCAGAAACGAATTGTAGTTATATCACCTTTTTGGAATGCAGAAAACTATATTCGAAAGAATATATTATCAATTGCTACGCAAGATTATAATAACTACGTGCATATTCTAATAGATGATAATTCAGATGATAAGTCCTTTCAAGTAGCAAAAGAGACTATTAATAGTTTACCAGAAAAACTTCAGAGTAAATTTAGATTAATTCAAAATTTAGAAAATATCGGTGCTATTGCAAATCAAATAGCTGGTATTAGTCATTGCACCATGGATGATATTGTTATGTTATTAGATGGTGATGATTGGTTAATAAACAATAACACACTATTTCACTATTATAATGATCTATATGCACAAGGTTACGAATTTACATATGGATCTATGTGGTCTCTAACAGATAATATCCCATTAATAGCTCAAGAATATCCAATTGATGTTAAAAAGAATAAAAAATATAGAACACATCAGTTTAATTGGAAAATTCCATATACACATTTAAGAACATGTCTTAGCAAACATTTCTTTTCACTTGATATTGAAAAATTCAAAGTAGATGGAAAATGGATGAAATCAGGTCACGATAATCCGCTATTCTATGAATTAATCGAGAAGATAGAGCCAGAGAAAATATACTGTAATAGAGAAATAGTTTGCAATTACAATGATTTAAACCCATTAAATGATTACAAGATAAATGGTGTTGAGCAAAATAGAAATGCAAATATGTCATATAGTAAAAAATTCTCAGTCATAGTTCCGACAATGTGGCGGTCTAAACCACTATTCAATAAATCACTTGAAAGATTGGTCCAGCAAGATTTAGTCGGTGAAATTATAGTAATAAATAATGATGTAATCCACACACCTGATTGGATTGTACTACAAAATCCAAAAATAAAAATGCTAAATCAAGAGGCTAACATAAAAGTTAACCCTGCATGGAATTTAGGTGCAAAAGAAAGTTCTTATGATATAATATGTATAATAAATGATGATCTTTCATTTGATCCAATGTTATTTAATAAAATTTCTAATCACATCAATGACAAGATAGGTGTGTATGGATTTATAGTCGGTGGTCATAAATATAATCAACCAGAATTAACAGATGGTTCAATAGATCTAATAGAATGGTCACAAGATAAATCTGCTTATGGGTTTGGTCAACTCATTATAATGAATAAAAATGATTGGGTTCCAATACCTGAAGGTTTGGACGTATATTTCGGTGATGATTTTATCTTACATAATACTATAAACTCTGGAAAGAGTGTATATCTAATATCAAATATAAATTACGAGGAAGATTTTGGTGCAACATCAAGAGATCTTGACATATGGAAAGAATCCCATGATAAAGAAAAGCCAATCTTTGAAAAATGGTTAAAGGGTGATAAACACAAAATGAATAAAAAAATTCTTATTGCAATACCAACAAATAAGTATATTGAAGTAGAAACATTCAAAAGTATTTGGGATTTAGAAATACCAACTGGTTATGAAGTTGAGTTTCAGTACTTTTTCGGGTATCAAGTAGATCAAATACGAAATCTAATTGGAGAATGGGCTAAAAGATATGATTATCTATTGTCCATAGATTCAGATATTATAATTCCAAAAGATGCACTTAAGAAAATGATTGCTGCTGACAAAGACATAGTTACTGGAATGTATATTCAACGAATACCAGATACTCATACTCTTGAGATATACATGGTAGATCCAACCGGTGGCATTATTAATATCCCTCATAATTTAATTAAGATACATAATGGTTTGGTTGAAATAGCAGCCTGTGGATTTGGTTGCTGTTTAGTAAAAAGTGATGTATTCAGAAAAATGGAATACCCACATTTCTATTATCAATCTGCAATAAATCATAAAGATACAGTATCAGAAGATATCTATTTCTGCAAGAAAGCAAGAGATAATGGATTTAAAGTTTGGGTAGATACAACTATTACATGCGATCATAAAGGTTCAACTTTCTTTAAAGTTAAAAGTGAAGTTAAACCAATAGAAATTCCAAAACAAGTAGAAGTTAAAAAAGATGAAACTGGTGTGACTGTAATACCTGATAGTTATAGAAAAGAGAGAATCTTTAAATGAGTGAATACAATCGTGAATATGCAATGAGTGAGTTTCAACAGCATGGTGAAACTTGGATCCAAAATAGATTTAATGGGCAGTTTAAAACAATATTTGATGTTGGATCTAATATCGGTGAATGGACAAGAATGACTCGATCATTTCAACCAAATGCTGATATACACATGTTTGAAATAGTTCCTGATACTTACAGTAAAATGCTTAGAAATATTGAACTAGACAATAAAATGATTCCGAATAGTTTCGGTTTACTAGATAAATCTGGCCCTGTGCCAATGAAGCATAAAACCGAATATGATTCACTCAGTACAATAGTTACAGATTTAAGATTAGATGATAGTATTCCGATAAATGGTCTTGCATTTACAGGTGACGATTATGTTGATAGTCGTAGACTTGAAATGATAGATTATCTAAAAATAGATACCGAAGGTGCAGAAGGAAAGGTATTTAAAGGGTTTGAAAAGACGCTCAAAGAAGGTAAGGTTAGAATTATTCAATTTGAATATAGTTTCATATGTGTGCTTACCAAATGGATGTTAATAGATAGTTACAATTTCTTGGAACCACTAGGATTTAAATTGGGTAAGTTAAAACAAGACAGCATAGAGTTTCATGACTATACTCTGATAGATGAAGATTTTAAAGGTCCAGAATATGTAGCAGTTCATCAAAATTCTTGGCACCTGTTTGGGTTATAAATATCACAATATAATTGAATAGAGGTGACTATACTATGGAAATCAAAAAAGGTTTTAACGAAGTAGAATCAAAGTATAAGTTCGGTAATAATGAATCATTTACCAAATATGTACTTGAACGAGGTGGCAAGATAAAGCCTCTCATTATCCCATCAGAACTAACTAATGGAACTGGATTAATGAATCCGACCATTTATAGATTGCCTGATGGTAGATTAATTGTCAATATCCGACACGTAAATTATACATTCTATCATTCCGAACGAAAACTATTGCAGCACCAATGGGGGCCACTTACTTATTTACACCCTGAAAATGATATGCATTTACGAACAACTAATTATTACTGTGAATTGGATAATGATCTTAATATCACTGGATTCTGTAAAATAGATACATCAAAATTTGACACATATGAGCCAATGTGGGATTTTGTTGGTCTCGAAGATGTCCGTCTTGTACTTTGGAATGAAAAACTTTATGCAACAGGTGTTCGTAGAGATACAACTACAAATGGTCAGGGTAGAATGGAGTTATCAGAACTTCAATACATTGAAGGTAAAATGACTGAAGTTTCTAGAGTCAGAATACCACCGCCAAAAGATCCAAATTCATATTGTGAAAAGAATTGGATGCCAGTTATTGATGAAGACTATACGTATGTAAAATGGTCTAATCCAACAGAGGTAGTCAAAGTAGATCCTATTGATGCTAAATCAACTACAATAAAATTAAGTGAATACTTTCCAGCACCAAACGATTTTAGAGGTGGAACACAAGTAATTCCACTTGGTATTGATGGGCAAAGAATAGCTCTTGTTCATGAAGTTGATTTATTTAGAAGTGAACACGATAGAAAAGATGCAGTTTATAGACATCGCTTTATAGTCTGGGATAAAGATTGGAATATTGTAAAGTATACAAATGATTTTTCAATGATGAATGGACACGTAGAATTTGCAGTTGGAATGTGTCATCATAATAATGGTGAAGTTTTAATTACATTTGGTTTTCAAGATAATGCTGCATATATTTTGCAAACTAATATTCAGGACATAATTGATTTTATAAATGATAATTGATTGCTTTTCTTATTTTAATGAGGAAGAACTTCTAGAATTAAGATTAAGACTACTATATAATAAAGTAGATAAATTCATAATTACAGAAGCAGACCACACTCATAGCGGTTTACCGAAACAAATGACACTTTTAAACACTCTCAAGAGAATGGATATTTCTCTTGAGAAAATCTGGTATGTTCCAGTTATGTTGCCTTCACTTGCACAAGAACCGAATAATTGGGTACGTGAGCGTATGCAAAGAGATGCAGCTACATCATATATTAGAGAAACAGACATTGCATTTATTGGTGATTGTGATGAGATTTTAAATCCGGCACATATAGAATATATGAAATACATCAAAGAAAATCACCCAAATGAGATTTTGAGAACACCACTTGCATATTTGTGTGGTAGAGCAGATTTAAGAGTTTATAATCAAAATGAAGAACAGATGCAATGGAATACCCCATTTTTAGTTTCTGGACAACAATTAAAACATTATACACTTTCAGAAATTCGTGAAGATCATGCTTGGGGTTTTCATAGATTGCAAGATATTTTTATAACAGAAGATGGTTATTTAAAAGAACTTGGTTGGCATTTTACTTGGATGGGAAATCAAGAAAGATTAAAAACAAAAATTAAAAATTATAGCCACGCTGGTGAACATACTCTAGATGAAAACTTTAGTGCATCAGAAAATTCATTTGATCCACTCGGAAGAAAAGATCATATATTAAAAAGATATAATATAAACAATTTACCGAACTTGATATTAGAAAATAACAGAATTAGAAAGTATCTATTACCAGATGAAAATACTTTTTCATGAAAATCAATTAACAGAAAGAGGCACTTCTGTTGCAATGTTTGATTATGCATATTATGCAAGAGAACTATTAGATATAGAACCAATAATTACTTATAGAAATGAAAATAGTAAACCACAAGCAATTCAAAGGTTTAAAAATAATTTTGAAGTATTTTCATATGACACATTTGATGATGTAGAAACTTACATATCTAAAAATTCAATAGATGCTTTCTATGCTATTAAATATGGATATCATGATGGAATAGTTTCTTCTAATACTAAAAATTTAATTCATTCTGTATTCTGCAAACATAGAGAATATATGCACGGTGAAAGATATGCTGTAGTTTCTGAATGGCAATCACATTTTAATGACATACCTTATGTACCACATATTTTAAATCTTTATGATACCACCGAAACTTTGAGAGATAATCTTAATATACCAAAAGATGCACTGGTAATAGGACGTCATGGTGGTTTTGATACATTTAATATTGATTTTGTAATTGATAGCATTAAAGAGATATTAGATAAAAGATCAGATATTTGGTTTTTATTCTTAAATACCGAAAAGAAATTAGAGCATCAAAGAGTCATATATCTAGATGCAACAGTAGATTTAAAAGAAAAAACAAAATTTATTAACACATGTGACGCAATGATACATGCCAGAGATTACGGTGAGACCTTCGGTCTTTCAGTTTTAGAATTTGCGGCAAAAGATAAACCTATTATCTCATATGATAATGAATATCTACAGACAAATCACCAATTAGGCGGAAGAAACCATTTTCTATTTTTACAAGATCATTGTTATAAATATTCACACAAAGGAGATTTAGATAACATATTTCTTAATATTGAAAGAAATACTTCGTTTAATACGAGTTATCTATTGGATAAATTTTCTCCGCAATCTGTAATGAAATTATTTGAAGAAAGATTTTTAGTATGAGTCAATATCCAAATTTACAAATAGATAGCCCTATTGAGACATATGAAATTATGACTCAACACATAAAGACACTGAAAGGTGTTGAGGGACTAAGCTGTGAAGTAGGACTTCGCCGAGGCGGGGGAACTAAAGTAATACTCGATTCATTTATGGAAAATGAAGATAAACGTGTTCATATCTGCATGGACCCATATGGAAATATTATTTACAATGATATAGTAGGTCCACATCGAAGTGACTATACAGATGATATGAAAAATGAGACACTTGCAGAACTATACCGATATGCATTTGATAATAGAATTAATATTCTTTTCTTTAATATGGAAGACTCTGAATTTTATAGAAGATTTACAGATGGTGTTCCTGTTTACGATCAAGAAAAGAAAATGCTGAATACATATTGTTTTGTCCATATTGACGGTCAGCATGATATAGAATCAGTCAGATTAGCCGCAAATTTCTTTATTCCAAGAATGTCAATTAGAGGGCTTCTTGTTTTTGATAACACTGATCATTATGATCATTCACCTATACACAATTTAATGCTTAATAACAAGTTTATTATGGTTGACGATGTATTGAATAGAAAACTATATAAGAGAGTTTTGATATGATAGAAGATTTACTTAATCAATTTGCTTTAAATCCAAATGATCCAGAGATTAATTTTAAAATGGCAAGATACTATGATGAAATAGGTCAGACTGCATCTGCTGTTTCCTATTATATTAGAACAGCTGAAAGAACAGAAGATCTTCTTCTGCGATATGAATGTCTATTGCATGGTGCAAATTGCTTTGAGCGACAAGGTACTCGTAGATTTACTGTAAAAGGTATGCTTCAACAGGCAATTACTATTTTACCGAAAAGACCTGAGGCATATTATATATTAAGTAGACTATATGAATACAATGATACAAATGAGGGTAGATACTTAGACTCATATACAATGTGTTCTATAGCACTTCAAGTTTGTGATTTTAATAATAAAGAATTGAGAGTACCAGTAAATTATCCAGGTAAATATGCTCTATTATTTCAAAAGGGCGTAATGGGTTGGTGGAATGGTTTACAAGAAGAAACAAAATCAATTCTTTTGGATCTTCATATGAATTGGGACATGAATGATGAATTTGCAAATTCAGTTAAGAATAATTTAGTAAATATGAATGCATTTGCTTCCAAATCATTGACAACATACTCTAAATCTAAATTATATAAATTGCGCTGGAAATTTGAAAGTCTTGAAGATATAGAACAGAATTATTCTGAAGCATATCAAGATATGTTTGTTCTTACTGTATTAAATGGTAAAAAGAATGGAACATATGTAGAAATTGGATCAGGTCATCCTACATATGGAAATAATAGTTATCTATTGGAAAAAGATTTTGGCTGGACTGGAATGTCAGTTGATATAAGTGAAGAATTTATAGCAAAACATAATGCAGAAAGAAAACATACAGCAATATTAAAAGATGCAACAACAATAAATTATGGTACTTATTTTAAGTCACTCGGTTTTGGTACTGAAATAGATTACTTACAGATTGATGTTGATCCAGCTGAAATATCACTGAAAGTTCTTTACACAATCCCGTTTGAAACTTACAAGTTTTCAGTAATTACGTTCGAACACGACCATTACGCAGACCCAAAAAGTAATGTCAGAGAAAAGGCAAGACAATTCTTAGAATCATTTGGTTATGTTCTTGCGGTGTCAAATATCTCACCAGATGAAAATAGACCATATGAAGATTGGTTTGTACATAGAGATGAATATGAAAAAGTAAAACATCTAGTTGATACTTCAGATAAAACAAAATGTGCAGAAAACTTTATGTTTGGTGCCTATAATGAATAAGATACCTGTGATAGGAGCTGCTGTTGTAAATAGCAGTTTCTGGGTTTCAAGATTACTTTTAAGTGTTGACTATCCAGTGGAAAATTTTGTAATTATAAACAATAATGGACGTGGTATTATTGATGAAGAATTAAACAATATAGTCAAGTTAAAGCACCGCTATATAGATAAAATAAAAGTAGTTCATATGCCTGCTAATATAGGATGTGCAGGTGCTTGGAATTTAATTATTAAGTGTTATATGAATGCAGCATATTGGATAATTGCTAATGATGATGTTGCTTTTAAACCAGGATTATTAAAAGAATTTAATGATATCATGATAAATGATTCAGAAATTGGAACAATACATCCAAACCCTGGTGATTTTGAAATTGGTGCGTGGGATTTATTTGCAATACACGAAAGAGCAGTCAAGAAACTAGGGTTATTTGACGAAAATACATATCCCGCATATTGTGAAGATGCAGATTATATTATGAAAATGGTGAACAAAGGTGTCAAGAAAATTGTAGGATTACAATCAGGTTATTTACATGGTACTGGAGATGCCGAAGCATACTATGAACATGGAAGACAAACTGAAAAATCTGACGAGAATTTAGCACAAATATTACAAATTTCTAATGCACTTAATATAGAATATCTTACCCGCAAATGGGGTCCTGGTTGGAGAACTGTATGTCCACATGTACTACCCTTTGCTGGAGAAGAACGAGATATTAGTTATTCACTATATGATCTCGAATTTGTCAGAAGAAAACATACAGGATTTTAAAATGTTACCAATTTCAGTAGGAATACTTTCGTGGAACTCACCTGAAGTTCTAGAAGAGACAATAAAAACTTATATAATGAATGGACTTTTTAATCTAGTTTCAGATATAACAATTCTATTTCAAGAAGTTACTAAAGAGGATAAAGCACTTGCTAAAAAATATGGCATTCCTTTCATTGGTTTAGATACAAATGTAGGCATTGGTAAAGCAATGCAAATACTAGCCGAACAAGCAACAGAAGAATATTTTCTATTTCTTGAAAATGATTGGCAATTAATTGAAACTAAAGAAACTACAAAGAAAAGATTAATTGGATCCATAGATCTTTTAGAAGAAGATTATCAGTGCATAAGACTAAGATCTAGACGAACACCTGGATATCCTTTATTTTCAGAAGTTTATAGGGATAATGAATTAAATCATTACGATGAAAATACTGGTTTAATTTCTCCGCATCTCTTTGATTGTATTCATTGGATTGAAGAACCTGATCTAAAATTTGAGCAAATTAGAAAGCATAAATATCACTACATTACAACATCGCGTTGGTCTAATTGGACCAATAATCCGTGTTTATTCAAGACAGAATTTATTCCAGATATTATTGATCCATTTATCCAAGATAATCTTCTTGAACCATCAATTTCAAGATGGTGGGCAGAACAGAATTTTAATGTTGCATGGGGTGAAGGTTTATTTAAACATGTTGATTTTAAGAAATATGGAGATATATATTAATGCATAAAGTAATTCTTGTAACTGGTGGTTTCGATCCTCTACATAGTGGACATATTGCATATTTTGAAGAAGCAAAGAAATTAGGTAATACATTGGTAGTCGGTGTCAATAGCGATGAATGGTTATCTCGTAAAAAAGGCCAACCATTTATGGATGTGAATGAGAGAATGTCAATCATAAAACATCTATCCATGGTAGACGCTGCTATTATATTTGATGATTCTGATGGGACTGCAAAAGCAGCAATAAGATATTGTTTAAATGCATATCCAGAGTCCGAAATTATCTTTGCAAATGGTGGTGATAGAACAAAAGCAAATATACCTGAAATGGAACTTGTTTGTGATGATTCCGAAACAAAGAGACTAAAATATGTTTTTGGTATCGGTGGAACACATAAAATGAATTCCAGTAGTAAAATACTGACCGAATGGAAGACACCAAAAACAGAACGAAAGTGGGGTTATTATAGAGTATTACACTCTGATGGACCATCACTCAAAGTCAAAGAGTTAGTTGTGGAACCCGGGAAATCATTGAGTGTTCAGAAACACAATCTAAGAAGTGAACATTGGATAGTTTCTGAAGGTATTGCGACAGTAAATTATGGTGACCATCCCGCCGCTCTTTCAACTACAAAATTGGAAAAACACGATGAGATTCATATCTCAGTTGGCAAATGGCATCAACTTGTAAATGAGACGAACAATGAAGTCCGAATTGTTGAAATCCAATTCGGAGTTAATTGTATCGAGGAAGATATTATTCGGATTTGATTCTGTTTTATTTTCATGGATGATAATCCAATTATACCATACATGTAGAACCTGTCAACCAAAAGTGTCGTTCATTAAGTATAAATAGAAAAAACTTACACATCATTAGGTGATAAAATGGCTCAACCAAGAACTAGAAGAGATTTTAAAGAGTATTGCCTAAGAAAATTAGGCCACCCGGTTATTCAGATAAATGTGTCAGATGAACAAATTGATGATCGTGTAGAAGAAGCATTATCGTTCTGGCAAGATTATCACTACAATGGTTCCGATCTTGTTTACCTTAGACACATGTTGACTCAAGGAGAAATAGATCAAGGTTATGTGGATTTAAATAACACTGAATATGCTAATTTACTTGGTGTTGTTCGCATTTTTGATCTATATTCATCTATTTCAACTGGTACTGGCATGTTTAACGTGCAATACCAATTTGTTCTAAATAACTTGCAGGATCTTACAGGTTACTCTATTCAAAACTATTATATGACTATGCAGCATATCCGTTTTATCCAAGAATGGCTTGTTGGTTTACCTTTAATTAGATATAACAAGCATACTAATAAACTTTACATTGATCAGAGTAAAGCAAAATTAACCCCTGGCTATTATGTTATTATTGAAGCGTATGCACCTATTGATGATGCAAATCCAGATATTTGGAGTGATAGGTTTCTTCAAAATTATACAACTGCACTTATTAAAGAACAGTGGGGTTCAAATCTTACCAAGTTCGTGAATATGCAACTTGTTGGTGGCATCCAATTCAACGGCGAACAAATACTTGCTGATGGAAGAGATGAACGCAAGGCTATGGAAGAAGAAGCAAAAAGTTCTCTACAACCACTTACTTACAATTTCTCTGGATAATAAATGGCAAACTATAGTCACATACCATATACTTACATGATAGGTTGGTCCAAACAAAAAAAATATTATTACGGTGTGCAATTCGGTAAAAATGCAAACCCAAATAATTTATGGAAAACTTATTTTACATCTTCTAACAATGTAAAAAAGTTTATAGAAAATTATGGTGATCCAGATATAATAGAAATACGAAAAACTTTTTTGACCCCGTGCAAAGCTAGAGCATGGGAAACTAAAGTGATTCAACGAATGAATTTAGTTGAAAATCAAAATTGGTTAAATAAAACAGATAACACATCAAAATTTTATTTTGAAGGTCCTCGAGGCCCCAGAAGTAAAGAGCACACTGAAAAACTTAGAAAATCTCATATTGGTAAAAAAATAACAGCCGAACACAAAGAAAAGCTTCATACTGGAAGAAGAAATTCAAAAAACACTCCAGAACACACTGCAGCTATACTTAAAGCAGTTAAAGGGAAGAAACATACCGAAAAATCCAGAAAAAATATGGCTGATGCTTATGCAAAAAGAGATATCGAAGAAGTTAAAAATAATGCTAGTAATGCTGGAAAGAAAAGTGCCGCGTTATACAAGAATGATCCAGAAAGACAAGCTGCACATAGTGAAAGAATGAAAATGTGGTGGGCAGCGCGCGGACAACTTCTATCTATGGAAGGACAATAAAATTTCTACAAATGTATTTTTCCAGAACTATAACTATTTCAATGAGCAACAACTCATTGATGATCTAGTTATAGAGTCAATCCAGATCTTTGGCGTTGATACATATTATGTGTCAAGAACGTCATCAGCGTTTGATCATATAATGAATGAAGATAGGCTTACAGTTTTTGATGCTGCATATCAAATGGATATGTATGTTAAGACAGTTGATGGATTCCAAGGTCAAGGTGACTTCCTTTCTAAATTTGGTCTGGAAATTCGTGACCAGGTTACATTCACTGTTGCATATAGAACATTCGAGAGATTTGCAACAAAAGATAATCCTGCATTGATAAGACCAAAAGAAGGCGATTTGGTCTACATGCCTATGAACAATAAGTTCTTTAAGGTTATGTTTGTAGAACACGAATCAGTATTCTATCAGGCTGGAGCATTACAGGTTTATGATCTTAAATGTGAACTATTTGAATATTCCAATGAGAGATTTGAAACTGGTGTTGATGATGTTGATAAACATTATGTTGATTTTAAAACAACCGAAATTAACAATCTTGAAGATATGTTTGCAGCAGACCCAATTGCTAAAAATATCTTCTATGAAGAAAAAGGTAATGATATTATAGACTTTACCGAAATTGATCCATTCAGTGAGACGATATTCCCACCATCAAACTATTTTGTAACAGCAGATTCAACTAAGGTAACCGCCGATGACGGTGGCATTACTGCAGATACTATATAAGAGGAACAAATGGCTAAACAAACCATCAATATAGGAACTACGGCCAATGACCGTACCGGTGATCCTTTAAGAACCGCATTTACTAAAACAAATAGTAACTTTACTGAACTATATGCAAATGTCGCAACATTGAATAGTTCTGTAGTCACTGATGTTTCGGATTTAACTGATACTGAAGGATTATTTTTCTCTGGTGATTATAGAGATCTTTCCAATACCCCATTTATCGGTACAGATGTTTCAGATTTAACTGATACTGAAGGGTTACTTTTCTCCGGCGACTATGATGATCTTTTCAATACTCCATTTATTGCAACTGATATATTAGATTTAACAGATAATAATAATCTATTAACTGTAAAAGATCATATTGAGTTAACTGGTATATATCAAACATCCAATAACATCATTTCATTTACAAAAGCACCAAATACAGATTCAAATACAGTCTTTGATACGATATCTGAATATGTAATTCTTACAAGAGATGCATCTGGTATTGGTGGTCTGGGCGGCGGCATCTATAATAGTGCATTCGAAGTAGCCTATGATGTTGCCATAAGCCCAATATCAACAATATGGAATGCAGATGGCTGGGATGATGTATCAGATATTGAAACAAGATATTATCAAACTTTCAGACAGGCACTTCGCAATAGCGTAGGTGCAAATATTGTTGGTGCTGAACTTATTATGAAGGATACAGCAAGTAACGAATATTACAAGATTAAATTTTCTCAATGGGCACAGGGTGCTAGTCACGACGGCAGTTTTGCATATACAAGAGAGAAAATAGATACTACTACACCTATCGGAATTACATTCTATGATGGATCTACATTACCGAAAGCACCAAATACAAAACCAAAATTTGAACAATCATATGTAGGTGATTTTGGAGGATATGGCCTAACTATTTCACAAGCTGGTAGACAAGTTTATATTTATGATAATATTGTAGAAATTCCTAGTTACAATGAGCAAAACTTTAAAATTGGTGATGTAATTCAAATTATTACTGGTGGCTTT